TTCTATAGTTGCAGCTAATAGAACAGGGTCTGCAATAACATTTAGATTGAGTGTTCATGTAGCAGGAGCAGGTGCAGACGATAAACAATTTTTATTTTATGATAAATCTGTAGCAGCTAATGATTCATTTGCTATTGTTATTGGCATAACATTAAATCAAACAGATGTCTTAAAAGTTTATACAAGTGCAGTAGATATGAGTTTTAACGTATTTGGTTGCGAAACCTTAGAGGAAAGATAGTGGAAGAAAAAAAACAAGATATTAATCCAGAACAATTTAATGAATTTTTAACGTATGTTGCAACTAAAATTGAGCCTACACAAATAAAAGATATTTTTACTGGTAAAGCATTAAAAAAAACAATTAGTATGTTTCAAGAAGATAATCCTTTAATTAAATCATATCGACTTTATGGTACTGGTTTTATTAATAACTTACTTCAAGATAAAACAGATTTTAATTTAACTAATGATGATAAAAAATTGATTATTGAAGTTGGAGCATTTGGCGACCCAGACCCAAAATCAGGTTTTAGATTAAATTATGATGACCCTAAAGTTGCAAAATTAGTAGAAGAAAAGGCAAAAAAATTAGCAGAAGCAAAACCTAATATGTCTGATGCAGAGTATGAACGCTTTAGAGCAAATTTAAGAAAAGATTTAGTAGCAGATACTTTAAGTGCTGCTGTACAATTTAAAGTATTTGATGAAGAAGCTCCTAAATTAGATTTTTACACAAGAGATAAATCAAAACCTTTAAGTGATTTTATTACTCAAGAATTGCAGATGCAGTCTGGATATGGATTTACTCCTGAAATACCTGATTTTGCAGGTGGAACAATAGGTAAAAAATATATTCCTTCTAATAATCAAGAAAGATATCAAACAATAACAACTTCAAGTGAAGTAGGTCCTGATACAACAACTATAAGAGATAGATTAAAAAATTTTTATCTTGATGAAGAATCAGGTTATTTAAGAGGTCCTGAAGGATTATTTTATAATCCAAAAACAGAACAATTTTTACGACAACAAGATGTGTATGGACCTGCTCCACAATTACAAGGTTATCAATACGATCCAAGACTTAAAGGAATTTTATCATCAGCAGTAAATCCTAACTATGGAAGTCAATTTAAAGAAGGCGGTAAAACTATGGATATAAAACAACAAACTAAAAACGTAGCAGCACAAGGTCGTTATGGCGACTCTATGCTTTTGCACGTTAATCCAGCAGAAGTAAAAGGGCTAGCACAAGCCTTGCCTATAACAATTAATCCACAAACAGGACAGCCAGAAGCCTTCTTACCTTTTCTTGCTCCTTTATTAGGTAGCACATTAGCTAGTAGTTTGGCTGCTAGTGGTGTATTAGGTGCAACATTAGCTGCTAGTCCTGCACTTGCAGCAGGTCTTGGAGCAGGTTTAGCTACATATGCACAAACAGGTGGTTCTGGCTCTAAAGCATTATTATCTGGTTTAACAGCAGGATTTGGAACAAATGCAGCAAATACAGCAGCACAAGCAGCAAATGTAGGTCAACAAACTACAACTAATATTGCAGCAGGAATGACACCAGATGCAGCATCAGCAGCAGCACAAACAGCAGCAACAATAACACCAAGAACAGCTACTGGTCCATTAAGTGCAATAAAAGATACATTTACGTCAGGACCTGGAAATACTTTTAATTTTGATCAAGGAGCAACAGCATTAACAGAAGGATTAATGTCTCCTAGTGGATTTGCAGCAGTAGGTACAGCAGGTACACAAGGAATAATGCAATCACAAGAAGAATTTGAAGCTATGCTTGCAAGAAATGCTAGAGAACAAGAAGAAGAAAGACAAAGAATAATAGCTGAAAATCCAGAAATGATACCTATAGCTACAGGTGGCGTTACTAAAATGGAAGAAGGCGGTGAAACTGATCCATTAATTAATCCTAATACTGGAAATTATTATTCTTTTCAAGATATTATGGGTGGCTATTATGGTGGACCTGGTAATCCTAATAATTTAGGTAGCTATGGAGATACAGGATATGTACAAAAAAGAGAAGCAGCACCTATAGACCCATATTTTATGCCAGGATTTCAAGGTGAAGCTACATATTTTACTAATTTAAATCCTAGTGCTACAGATATAACTAGTGGTAAAGCACCAGTCTTAGATACATCAGGAAGGCAAGCACCCTCTCCTATGCCTAGAAGATTTGATCCTACACAAACTGTGGGTTATCAAAATTTCTATGGAGATCAAGCACAAGATATAGTTCCACAAGTAGTTGATCCATATGCACCAGTACAGTTTGAACAAATACCTCCTCCTGTATTAAATCAACCAAGTCCTTTTCCAATAATGCCTATAGAAGGACCTCCTACTTTGCCAGAAGATTCAGTAGAAGCAATGCCTGGTGATCCAACTCCTAAAGCTATAGCACAACCAACAACTCCAGAAGAAAGCGTAGATATAGCTAATTTTGTAAGTCCTAACTTGCAAAATATGCCACCTTTAGATTTTAGTAATCTACCTCCTGTAGATATAAATAAGTTACCAAATTTTGATTTTAGAGCAGAAGGTAAACAAACAGATATAGAAGTAGATAAACTTCCAGAAAATCTTCAAAAAATGTATGAATCTGGACCAAAAGGTAGAGAAGGTGTTGCTAAGATTGCTGCTGCAACCGATAAATTTCAAGCAGGCGGACCTACTGAAATTATGCAAGACCCTTTAACTGCACAGTTAATACAGTTTTTAATGGGTGAAATACAAGACGATACTATTGTTGGAGACTTTATTAATAAATATGGTAATGAAGTATTTATGCAAGTAAGAGAACAGGTGTTACAAAGTATAGTTCCTGGATCACAGACTCAAGGTCAAATACAAGGCATGGCTAATGGCGGTATGCAAGATGACGTAACTGGAATGATAGGTTCAACACAACCAGTAGCTGTATCACAAGATGAATACATAATACCAGCAGATGCTATGTCTATGCTTGGTGATGGTAGTTCAGATGCAGGTGCTAAAAAATTAGATGCAATGCTTGATAGGATTCGTATGACTAAAACAGGAACAACCAAACAAGCTGAAGAAATTGATGATAGCAAGGTAATGCCAGCATGAATGAAACAGCACAAAAACTAGAACAAGATATTGATATATCGTTAGTTTTACCTGGGCAAGTAAGTATGATCTGGGATAAATGCGAAAAAATATTATTGCGTTCTTGCAAAAGGTCTGGTGGCAGAATAAATCCAAAAGATATTTATGCTAGATGTATTGAAAACAGAAGCAGTCTTTGGATTATATTTGAAACAGATACTTTAAATATTATAGGTTGTGGTATTACACAACTACACGATTATCCAAGTGGTTTGCGTATGTTAAATCTAGAACATTTAGCTGGTAAACAATATTCAGAATGGGTCGATAAAGGTTTTGATACCCTATATAAATGGGCAAAAGACAATAAATGTGATGGCATAGAAGCATTAGGCAGACCAGGATTTTGGAACTGGATAAAGAAAGAAAAGGGCTGGAAGGAAACTTCTAGATTTTATGAACTTAAATTTGACAAGGATTAATTATGGGCGGAGGAAGTGGAGGAAGTAGTGCACCTACTGAACAAACAGTCTACAGCGAATCGTTACCACCTTATGTAGAGCCGTATTTTAAACGACTATTACAAAGAACTGAAGGAGAGTCTTTACAAGACTATACACCTTATGGTGGGCAAAGATTAGCGTATTTTTCACCAGATGAAAGAAAAGCTCAAGCTATGACTAGAGGTTATGCTCAAGCAGGTACACCTCAAGAATTTGGTCAAGCACAACAAATGCTTACTGGTTTATCACAGCCATACACAGCAGGTTATCAAGCTGGTACTGGACCACAAACATATCAAGCAGGTCAATTAGGTCCATCACAATATGCTGCTGGTCAGTTTGATGCAGGATATGACCCATCTATGAGGGCATCTGGTTATACAGCTACAGCACCAACAGAACAATATCAACCTTTAGGTTTTGAACAAAACTTACAAAGGTTTATGTCTCCTTATCAACAGAATGTTGTTGATATACAAAAAAGAGAAGCTAGAAGACAATCAGATATTACAGGTGAACAGATTGGATCACAGGCTGCACAAGCTGGTGGTTTAGGTGGATATCGTGAAGCTATTCTACAAGCAGAACGTGAAAGAAATCTAGGACAGCAACTAGGTGATATTCAAGCTAGAGGTTCTCAACAAGCATATCAACAAGCAGTTCAACAAATAGGTGCAGAAAGAGCAGCAGATTTACAAGCTGCACAATTTGGTCTACAACAATATGGACTCGGTGAACAAGCTGCACAAAGACAAGAACAACTTGGTCAACAAGCATTTGCATTTGGAGAACAAGCTAAACAACAAGCAGCTAAACTTGGTCTTACTGCTCAACAACAAGAAGAAGCAGCTAGACAAGCACAAGAGAAGTTTAGACAAACTGGATTTCAAGCAGATCAACAGGCTTTACAAGCTCAAGGTCAACAAGCTCTTGCAGGATTTCAAGCACAAGAAGCTGCACGACAAGCACAAGAAAGATTTGGGCAATCAGCTTATGACTTATCACAACGATATGGACAGTCTGCTGCTCAACAACTTGCAGGTCTTGGTCAAGCTAGACAAGCAGATGTACAACAGAGAATTGCTGCATTAACAGGCATTGGTTCTCAACAAAGAGCATTACGTCAAGCTGGACTTGATCTTGGATATGAAGACTTTTTACGTCAACAACAATATCCACAACAACAACTTGGTTTCTATAGTAATATACTAAGAGGTGTGCCAGTTCAACCACAAAGAACTGTTAGCACATACACACAGCAACCTGGATTATTTCAACAAACTTTAGGACTTGGACTTAGTGGTCTAGGTTTATATAAAGGCTTACAGGGATAACATATTATGAATTTAATAGAAAAAGGAAAAGAATTAGAATATGTTCCAGAGCCAAAACTTATAGAAATGGCTCGAACTCCTAATGGGGAATATCCACAATTTTTAGTTTTAGATGAAGTATTAAGACGCAATAAAATGAGGCGTGCTTATGAAAATCAAATAGCTAAAATAAATCAACCTACCACAACTGTTGCAGAAGAATCAGTTATGGAGTTAGCTGGTCAAGGTGCTGTACCCATGATGGATTCGCTTTCATCTCTCTCTTCATCCGAAGGTGGTCTTAGGAGTATGGCACCGATCCCTATGAAGTCTGGTGGAATAACACAAATGCAATCAGGTCGTAGCACAGCATTAGAACAAAGTTTTATGCCACCAGGTAGAAATGAATTACCTATGTCTTCTGAATCAGCTAGTAGTTTAAGAGGCGGTATATCTAATCTTGCAGAAACATTAGGTTTAATTGATGAAGAAGGCAATATAGACCCAGTTCAAGCATCATTATTAGGTTTAAGTTTTGTACCAGGAGTAGGATTAGTTGCTGGAGTAAGTCGACTTGGTTTAGGTGCAGCAAAATTTTTAGCTCCAAAAGCTAAATCATTTTTTATGAAACCAAATCC